ATCAATCAGCGGGCTCAGGTACTGGTCCTTAAATTCAACGAATCGGCCCGACAGGTTCTGCAATACTGGAAGGAAATATGTGTTGTAGACATCAAGCAACAGTGTTCCGATTTCCGTGAACCCCTGTTTGAAGGTTGCCAGCATTGGCGCCACATGCTCATCATATGTTGCGCCAATCTTTTCAAAAGTTTCCGCAACCAAATCTTTGATTGTAGAAAAGATAGGTTCAACCGCGCTGAATGTATCCTCCAGGGTTGTTCTGATATAATCCGCATTTTCTATGAACGGGGCCGTAATGGTGTCCAATACATCCGCCGCAAAAGTCCCTGCTAGTTCCGTACCACCCATGAAAGCTTCGGAAAATATCCCAATGATATCAGCTGTAATCTGCTTTGCACTGTTACTCCTGAGGGATGAAAATACCGTTGCAAGTGCTTTGGAAAAATTCCCACTTATCTCCGCGATGCGTGAGCCAATATCAAACATGGACACGATGTAATCCCTGATTCGTTCACTATTCTGCTGCAGGAACAGGCTGATTCCGCCCAGCAGGTTATCCGCTATGGATGCCCCGATGCTTGCCATGGAGCCCGCAATCTTGCCCAGGTTGATGGCCAGGATGTTAGTGAACCTGGTGGCGGCCTGTTCTACCTCTGGGGATGTGAAGATATCCGTCAGGCTATCCTTGATACTCTGGATGGACTCCTTCATGCTGTCCAGGACGCCCATGTCGCCAAATCCGACCTTGAACCCGGCCATGAACAGGTTCTTAAGTTCATTGGCCTTTTCAATCAGCCCCGCATATTTGCTGTCCATCTCATCCACGGCCGATGTATCAAGTTCGCCCATGTCAAACTCATCCGCAGCATATCCACCGTCTGCTCCGCCTCCGGAACCTCCCCCGCCGGAATCCGTATCAGGATTAATGATATTGAGCTCATCAATGCCTGTGCTGACACTTTTCATGTCTTTAGCGGCCTTTTTAGCAGCCCCGCCGGCACCTCCTGCAGCTGCTCCTGCCTTATCCGCAGACTGGGCCATCGCATCCATACCGGCCGTGGCCGCAGATGCACCTCCCCCGCCCTTCTTCCCGGTTACCATCTCCGTGAATGCCTTGAAGGCATTGGCCAGGCTCATTAGCTTACTAATGATGCGGTTGATTACCTGGATGACCGGGGTCAGCACATTAATGAGTCCTTGTCCGATTGTGGCTTTCAGGCTGTCAAACTGCAGCTTCAGGACACGCACCTGGTTTGCCCAGCCATCCGCCGTACGGATAAAGTCCCCGGATGCCAGGGACAGCTGGTCCTGCACAAACTTATATCGCAGAGCCACCTTCTCAGCTTCGGACATCTTGGCTGTAACCTTGCCATAGCCGTTCGCCAGGGCATAACTGTCCAGGGCGTTCTGGGTCATGACGATGCCCAGGTCCTTAAGGGTCTCCGTCTCACCCGTGAACACGGATTTCAGCTTTGTATAGGCCTCGTCCTGGCTGATGTTGTAGAAGGACGCCACGTCCCCGGCCAGGCCAGTCAAGGTCGTGGACATCTCATAGGCTGCCCGCTCACCAAAGCCGAATGCCTTGGACATTGCGCCGAAGGTGCCGGTAAACTTCTTAGCCATGGTCTCGGATAAGCCGAAGGAGGTTATGGCGTTCTTGGCGAAGTCATCCACCTGTTTAGACATCCGTGGAAATGTGACATCCACCACGTTCTGGACTTCCGCCAGGTCGGAACCCAATTCAACGCACTGCGCACCAAAGTCTATGATTTTTTTTACTGCAAAGGCCGCCGCAAGGGTTGCACCTGCCTTCTTGGCCAGTCCCTGAATACCAGCCATATGCTGCTTGAATTGATTCTGGTTGACCACAAGGTCAAGGCCAATCTGGCCTACACTGTCAGCTGCCATACATATCACCTGCCTTTTAATTCAAAAGCAGGCTCTGGCTCGCTACTCCTTTGGTGCGGCTCTAGGCTCTGTCATTTTTACATCCAACCTGTTTATGGTTTTACACCTGGGACATTTAATCTCCCCCTTGACGTATTCCGCCAGGAGGAGGGTCTGTCCACACCTTACGCATCTTACTTTCTCAATCTTAATCACCTCCGCACATGGCCGCGAACATCCTCTCCAGGCCGGCCATCTCCTTCCCGAAGGTTTTCTCATCCATTTCTTTCATTTCCCGTTTCCGCCAGTCATCATATATCCGGCGCTGGTCCTTGGTGTAATGCTTGATGATGTCCTTATCCGTCTCGGACCGGATGGCCACCACCCGGCCAAGGGCGGTCTCCGGGGACAGGCCGGCAATCAATGCCCTGAACTCGTCCCAGGAGACTGACTCAAACTCCTTCGTCCGTATGCGTAGCCCGTACTGCGACAGGAAGCTGGAGACAATCAGGTCCCAGTCCCCAAACATGTCGTAGTACGGGTCACTGCTCTCCCGGGCTGTCTACCTCATCGGTTATCAGTTGTATGGATTCCATAATGACTGTAACCAAATCCTTAAATCCGATTTTCAGCTTTTCAATCTTCTTCTTGGACTCTTCGGGGAGCATCAGGTTGTAGGCCTGCAGGACTTCATCCATTCCGGGGTCATCCGCCGACATCAGCCCCATGACCTTAAGCATGGTCGGGGCGTCTGCATTGACCTTCAGTACCTCACCCTTGATTACCAGGGATGGGTTTTCCTCAAAGCTCAGTTTATCTGTGATATCTACTTTCCTTGCCATAATCCAATCCTCCTTATGCTCCCGGTGTAGGCGCCGGCGTGAATGTCGGGGCGCCATATCCCGTCACTTCAAACTCCAGCGTATCAATGTTGGTCGTATCGCCGCCGCCCGGTGTGGTCACGTTCACGACCACATCACAGGCCAGCTTTGCGCCGGATACCATGGTCCACTCAAACTTCGTCATGACGTCCTGGCCAAACTTCCAGGCCAGGCCGGCAATATAATCGTTGCCTGGGTCACCGACCGACCTTTTCCCTTTGAAGGAAAAGCCCAGCTTTTTCCCCGTCATGGATGACTTTGACCAGCCTTTCGCGTCCATGGGGTACCATTCCTCCACGGTCCCATCAATGCTGGGCGCAAAGTTCTCCAAATCCAATGGCACGACCATATCCTCCTCTGTACTCTCAAGCCCTTTCGTGCCAAACTTAAACACATTGTTATGCACCGGATAAACCCTTCCTGCTGCATCTGGCATAATCCATACCTCACTTTCTCTGATATACAAAATCCAGCCATATTACATATTCGTATACGCCCTTATCATCTGTCACTACGTCAACCGGTTCCGGTACCTGGAGGATGATACAGTTGATGGGTGTATCCCCGATGGATAGGCTGGATACGTTTTTAAGTTTCTCATATAGCCCATAGGCGGCCTGTTCCGATGCCTGTACGTCCCTATCCCAATGGACCAGCAGGGAGATGCGCCGAACATCGTAGCTGCTATAGTCATAACCACCTAGGGCCATCACGGGAGGACCACTGCCCTGCCGGTGGTATACGCCGATGGAATGGTCCTTCTTATTGTTCAGCTTCCCAATATAGACATTCCTGTCAGCCGTAATTCCCAAACCTCCTATGTATCCCCGGATGTCATCCAAGGTCAGCATCATACACCACCTACTTTCTTGTAAAACCGCTTAAATGCATTCCTGGCAAAATCCTGGCTTACTCCACCAGGTAGCCACGGTTCGTACCATTCGCCGCCGGCAAACGGGTTCTCATCCGTCTGGAAGTTGTATTCCGGATGAAAATACAGACGCCGCGCATAGGGAGTGTTTACCACCAGCGTCGCTTTCCCTTGACCACATTCTTTGTAATCCGCAAAAAAGCTGTCCTCCTCCAGGTGGCCTGTGTCAAAAGGCATCACCTGGGCCTGGATAATTTCCGTGTGCAGGGCCTCCGCTGTCATCTCCAGGGCAGTCACTGCCGCCTGTGTCAGCTGCTTAATCCGTGGGAAATTCATTTTCACGGTTGACTTTACCTGCATCAGACCACCTCCAGCTGGCAATAGTTCACCGTCCCATCCGGATTCCTGGCCTTCATCCCCTGTTCAATCCTCCGCTCTTCCCCGAATATAGTAACGGTACCCCCGCTTAAGGTTGAGAAGTCTGGGGCAATGTCCCCAGGGAACATGGCTGTGCCGGTTATCTGCACCAGCTTCTTTTCTGTGGTCAGAATGGTCTTGGCGCGGTCCTGGAAGTTGCATTTCAAGTCCAGGTCCAGCACCCGCTCCGGCTGACCATGGTGGTCTGTATCCTCTGACTCCAGGCGGATGTGTATGTCCGTCCTACAGAGCCGTCTTGGCACTAAGCATGGATATTTCATTGCCTCACCTCGCTAACCGGCAGCACAGGCCTGTCTGGGACAGCAGGGCGTACACATCGCGCTTCATGGCAACCCCCTTATCCGTGAAGACGTTCCAGGAACTGCCGAACTGTGCGGATACACCGTTGATGCTATAGCCCTGCAGGATGGTGTTAATCTCATCCGCATTTTCCCATTCAAAGTCTGCCTGCTGGCACACCACGTCCTGGATGACATCCTGCTGGAAGGCCGTCAGGTTGGAAAATCCCTGACCTACAATCCGGTTGTAGGTCAGGGAATCAATGTGACGGCTGGCCTGCTTAAGGGCCCTGTCCAGCTCATCCATGGGGATTACCGTCCCCTTGTATGCATCACAGTAGTATTCATATGTGACATAAGGTTCATAGGGCATGTCATTCACCCGCCTTTTTGCTCTCCGCTTTCCTTGCTGGCTGCTGGAGTGCAGCAATTTCTGCCTTCAGCGCCCCATTTTCGGCATCCCTCTCAGCCACAAGTGCCTGAAGGCGTTCGATTTCCTTGACTGCCTTCATATATTCGCTGAAAGCAATCTTCTTCTTCGGCGAATAATCCCGCACGTTCCCGTCATCATCGTAGATGTCGTATCCATCCTTCAGATAACGCTGTGCCTCCTGTTCGGTATTGATTGTATATACCTTGTTCTCCTTCTTTGCCTTCATCCTACTCACCTGCCTCCACGTTGATGATACACGCTTTCTTCAGTTCCTGGTCCAGCGCGAACGTGCCGTTGTAACGCCTGTTCTGGTACAGGTAGTTATCGGCCGTCCTGGAATCATGACCGGGCGTGTATGTGTTGATGTATGCATACTTCACGCGGGATACCTGGGCTTCCGGGTCCACCAGGACATAGTTGATTTGCTTACCGGTCGAATCCGCTTTGTATCCCTCTGTAAAGTCATAAGCTGTCTTAAACCGCTCCAGCGGCACCGTCCTGATTTCCCCCAGGTCATCCATGGAGTGTACCCGGCGGTCAATTCCGTTGCTGCCCCCATTCACCGCCATCACACGCTGGATGCCCTCTGCGTTCTTCAGTGTCTTGCGGTAAGCAGCCGTGCAGAACAGGATACAGCGGGACAGCGGCACCCCCAGGTCCTCAAACATCTCGCAGTTATCATCAAAGTCTGCCAGGATATTCGCTGTTGTGATGGGCGTTGTCCTGATGGTTGCACCCACCCTGGATGCCTCCGTATACAGCTTGGAGAACGTGTAGCAGTCCAGTTCCGGGATGGCCTGCCTTTTCTCAAACCGTGCCTGGATGTTGGCAATCGCAACAATCTGGTTGGTCTCATCCACGTCCATCGGGTCAACAAAAAACTCAATGTCACGGTCGTGGTCAAGGGACTTGGTCTCAAAATCATTGGAATAGTTACCGCTGTTGTACCCCAGCGTGTTGCGGTCATGGTCCTTGTACCCGCTCACGGACAGGCGCGGGAGCTTGATGTCCTTCGCCCCGACAATCTTGATATCCTCATTGGTGTGATACAGCGGGTCCGAAATCAACTCATGTCCATACATGTCAAGGATTCTTGTGTGGAACTGTGTAACATAACTTAATACTGCCATAATTGTCTAACCTCCTATTTTTTCTTTACCCCGAAGATACGGTCAAGTTCCGTGTCCACGGTCTGCTGCGTCTGGCCTCCGCTGGCTGCGCCCACCTGAATAAATCCAGTTGAGCCTGCCGCCTGGGGTTTCAGTGCCGGCACGTCCTCCAGCACCTTGTTCAGGGCTGCCTTAAGTGCCTCATCATTGATTTTCCCATCCTGCCCCGTGACCTGGCTTAAGTCAGCCATCTTAAGGACATAGGGAATCGTTTTAGTGTCAATCCCCAGTGATACCGCCGTCATGGTGGCTGCACTGTCAACCATGGCCTTCTGGGCAATGGCCTGGGCCTGGGTGAGCTGCTGCTGGATTGCGCCTACATCCGGCTGCTGTGCCGCCTTCTGCTGCTTGAATGCGGCAATCGCCTGCTCCATCTCTTCCTGACTGAGCCCCTGCTGCTTGAAGTAGGCTTTCAGGGCCGTGTCCTCCTTAGCGGCCAGAGTCCCGTCCAGCATCTGCTGTATTTTAGCATAATCAATTGCAGGGGATGCCTGCTGCCCTGTTTGGGTCTGTGTCTGCTGCTGATTCTGACCTCCTGCCGGCGGCTCAACTCCTCCAGATCCAGCTGCGGGTTCAGCAAATAACTGTAAGTTCATACGTTTCATAATCCATACCTCCATTTTAAGGGTGTCACCCTGTAATTTTTATTGCATCCATTGTCATCAGTGTCGCTGGCCACGCAGCAGTTTTAAGCCATGCTCGTGTTTGGGCGCAAAAATAGCACCCAGGATAGTCCCGCGTGCTTACTCCTCAATCCTATCAACACCATAATCCACTGCGCACATGTGCTCAATTCTGCATCCTCTAAACTCATCCCAACCTGATACAAAATAGGCAACATCAGCAGCGGCCAAATCCTTTATGCTTCTCGCTATATATTCCAGCGGCTTCGCGTCTTTGGCAAAATCTGTATAAAATGTATCAATTACCTCCACTTCTTCTCCTAAATACTCTTTTGCTGACAGAACGGCCCTCTCTCTTTCGGCAAGAATCTGCTCATCAGTTTTGCCTCTCATTGGCTGTGAAATAAATAATCTCTTCATTCTTATCCTCTCTTTCCGTTGCGATATCGAAACACTAAAATACCACCTGCCATTACTGACTGGTGGTATCATGCTTCTTTTTATATTCTTCCAGTTCTTCCTTTGTTGGCATTTTGAAATCCATAGGACTTTCATCCTGTACAAATACAGTACCCTTAGGATATTTCTTTCCAGGGATAATGTCCCTTATATACACCCTGTTCTCCATCATTTCTCCTCCATGAAATACTGCAGGCCATGCCGCCTCGTAAATTCGTTAAGTATACGCGACTGATATTCAATGGAATAATCTTCGGCGTAAACTATGATTCCCGCATTACAATCCCTCATCATCTCTTCTTTCAGGTCAGCCATTATGGATTTATACTCATCTGTAATTTTATCCATAGTATTTATCTCAAACGGCCAGACCGGCGGCCTCCTCATTACATATACACCATCCCGGCCAATCGCTCTTAACTCTTTTAAGCCACTTGTATATAACATAAAAATATCTGCATCCGAAAATGTGGCTCCAGAGGGATGATTGTGTGTCAACACTCCACCTGGCATCTTAACCCACTCATCATCAGTATACGTAATTTCATCCTTAGTACCACGCTTCTTAAACATCCTATTACCTTTAGAATCATAGAGAATGCCATATTCATTCTTGTGTCCAGCAATGGATGCCTCATCAAGGCGGCGTCTCTCAATTGCATCATCTGACCACCCATCTGTTTTAATTATACCAGAGTCCTGATACTTGGCAAGCCTTCGCTTCCATCCTTTTTCTTTTGCCTTATACATGGTCTTGTTTTCAGGAGCTAATGAGTGTTCCGCCAGCCGCCCATACTTCTCCGCCTGCCTCTTTGCATACTGCTGCTCAGCTTCCTGCTTATTGGCCTGACCGACCGCCTCCAGTTCCTTCTCAGTCCAGGTATCGTCCGCCGTGGATATGCCAGGGAAGTAAGTCGTATGGCTGTCCTTGCATCTGGGGTGATACAGGCCAGCCGCAATAGCCTTACTCATAAGGGGATATGGACCGTCTGACTTCTTCCCGCCAGACCAGACATCATCGATCAGGACTTTGCCTACAAAAGGCAGGCACTTCGGACATGGGTTCCCACGTTTGGCCATGATGACCGTGGTAATTCCCCATTCCTGCCGCTTCTCACCCTCACCCTGTAGATAGGCCCGCTTGGATGCCGTCCGGATGGCCATGTCGGCATAATCTGCCAAGGTGTGGCGGGCACCGTTGGCATACTCCACACAGTTCAGTCCCTTGGAAAGCATGTCCTTGGTAGCCATATCCACGGCCTTCTCATAAGTGCCTGCGCCGCTGTTTGCATAGACCTGGGCATTAAAGATGGCCTTCCGATACTGGTCGTTAGCCATGCGGAGAACTGCGGTCTCAGCCCGCTCCATGTCATTGGTAGTGGCCTTGATAAGCGCTTCCAGCTTACGGTCATTCAGCCGGAAGAACTCTGCA